GCAGAAGAGAGGATCCGACCAGAACAAAACAGCAGAATCAAAGCCAACCGCCGGAGACGGACGAGAGCGAGATCCAGGAAGACGAAATAGACGAAAGCGAAGATGAAAAGACCGCTGAGGCGGCAAAGAGAAGGCTGGGGAGGTAGAAGAGAACTATGTATATCTTCAAAAAACCAAAACCTTTAGGAAAAGCGAAGAAGCGGAGCAAGGAAAATCTTCGCCTTTTAAATATGCTGAATCGGTATATAACGGATACTGCGGCGGTTCCGGTATCTGTCCTTACACGGTTTTGGGCAGATCAGGCAGCGGCTATTACATACAAGGAAATACGGAAGCTGATTGAGGATGGAGATGTATCCGAGGAAGATCTCCAGAATTGGTCGAAGGACTATTCGTCATTCGTGGTAAATACCCTCGAACCGATGTGGGTGGAAGCTATAATAGCAGGGCAACTCAGTGACGCTATACTGGATGAAGTCAGGGGCAAAGGATTTGAATTCGATGCAACCGATGTGGGCATAAGAAACTGGATCAAGGACCGGGGAAGTGAATTTGTGACAAATGCTGTCCAAGAGCAGAAAAAAGCGATACAGCGGCTTACCATGAAGGCGGTGCGAGAAGACCTCACACCAAATGAATTGGCAAGAGTCATTCGCCCGTGCATTGGGCTTACTGAAAGGCAGGCCCAGGCAAATCTGAAGTATTATAACCACATCAAGGAACAGATGCGGAAAGAACATCCTCGAATGAAGGAGGAGAATATCGTCAGGAGGGCGAGGGATAAGGCTTTGAAGTATGCCGAAAAGCAACATCGATACCGCGCTGAAACGATTGCGCAGACAGAACTTGCAGAGGCATACAATGCCGGAGCACATCAGGGAATCAAGCAAGCCCAGGAAAGAGGATATATAGGGCATGTGAAAAAAGTATGGGTGACGGCCAGACAGGATAACGTGTGCAAATTTTGCGAGAGCGTGGAGGGTGTCAGCAAAGAGATGGATGAATACTTTGATGTGGGAAAATGCGGAATGGTCCTTATTCCGCCTGCGCATCCGAGATGCAGATGCGTTGTTAAGTATGTAGAGGTTAAGGAGGATCAGTGATGAAAAGCCTGTATGATATTCTGGGAATCCACAAAAGCTCTGGAAAAAGAGCGGTGAATGTGGATAAACCTTGTGAAAAAGAGACCTCTGTGTTGAAAGGTCGCTTTAAGATACAAAAATCAGAAGATGACAAGCGTCTGGCTTTTGGGTGGGCGAGCATTGCCATCGATGAAAATGGAGAACAGCTTGTTGATTGGCAGGAAGATATGATAGATCCGGAAGAGCTTGAAAAAGCTGCATATAATTTCGTCCGACTCTACAGGGAGGGCGGAGAGATGCATGAGCGTGGCGACTGCGCGACATTGGTTGAAAGCGTAGTTTTCACGGAGGAAAAGATGATTGCGATGGGTATTCCGGAAGGAACCCTTCCTGTTGGATGGTGGATCGGATTCCTGGTCACAGACGATGATGTGTGGGAAAAGGTAAAGGATGGGACGTATACCATGTTTTCGATTGAAGGCGAAGCTGAAAGAGTGGAGGTAGAGGAAGATGGAGATTCTGATTGATATTGGGATTTTCTTTATCGGCGCATTTGTTGGATTTGTTTTGGCGTGCGTCGTAGCGGCTTCCAAAAGAAATGAATAACGGTAATTCAGAAGGCGGTTAACCCCGCTTTTTGTTTTATAAAAAACCATGGAAGGAGGTAAGGGT